TCATCTTTACCTTATGGACAACTTTTAACATCTCTTTGTGTTGCTTTTTATCACCGTATTCGATGTGGCAACTTCTACACAAGCCCATCAGGTTTTCAATCGTGTCTTTATTTCCTCCACCCATACCTCTTGCCTCTATGTGATGAATATCAACGGCTGTGTTGCCGCATAGTTCACAGGCTATCCAATCGGTGGGATGGTAGTTCATTTCCTTCAGATATTTTTTGGTGTGCTTCTTCAAAGTCTAATCAGTTGACATTTGGTTTTTTGTTGCAGTTCGTGCATATGAGCATTGTGAGCGTTGAAGTCTGTTCCTTGTTCTGCTTGGATGTAGTGTTCAGTTAGTCCTTGATATAAAGCTCTGCCTCCATCTATGCCTAACGTGTAAACCTGATCGAATCGGTTCATCAGTAGTTCAAATGCAAATGAGCTTGAGTTGAATGTTCTGAATGTGTAATGCCCTATATTGGGATCAATCTTAAACTGCACGAAGATTGTGTTGTCGTATATCTTTTTATTGCAGGTTCTGGTCAGAATGAAACGTGCTTTGTATTTGCCGTGAATGTATTTATGTGGTTCGTTATAAATCACAGGATCGTGAAAAGCTGCTATATCTGCATATCGTGTTTTTTCCAATGCTCCATTAATTGTCCAGACGTTATAGTCTAACATCATTGAAGCATCCCACCTCTCAAGAGATGCACCTGTACCTACAACGAGCCAAGGTTTATCCTTTGCCCAGGTCTGTTGTATTATCTTCGTTACGCACGACACGTCTTCTTCGCTTTTTTTTAATCGGTTGCTCATCATCAGCAAGAGTGTTCAACTCCTTCTTCTGTGCTTCTGCTCTGATAATCATTGAGAGCATTCCCTCAACGACACAATTTCCGCACGTTGGAAGTGGTTTTCCCATCTCTTGTACATAGACTGCTCTGAACTCCACGTTCTGTTCAGGTGTCATTTTGAGTACTTGTGTTTCTTTCCATTTCTGAAACACCGGCAACATCTCTGTGAGGATAAAGTCAATTTGTTCTTTGTTCATATGCTTTGACGTATAAAATTGTTTGATTTGCTATTTTTATATGGTTTTACGCCTATTTCTCTTTGGTGTTAAAGGTTATTTCTCCTCCAACTTAATATATGATTCTAAACATTTTACCATATACTTAAACGTTGAGGGTTTCATCAAGTATTTGTATTTATATGCTTCTATCAATCCAACCATCCATGCATCCAACTCAACATGGAAGATGCTATATTCTGTGTGGTGAAAATCTTCCATATTAGGGCTAATGCAGTGTCCAAGTTCATGGAAGAATGATGCAATTTCTTCATCCTTGTTATCATATACACCAACCCATATTTCATCTCTGCCAGCACAAGCTGATTCGTTTAAGTAAGCATCGGGCCCATTTGCCTTCCACCACTTATCACCGCGTTCTACTTTGTAAACTGTAATCCCGTATCGAAGACCTATCTCTTGATAATTCATTTCTCTTTGGTGTTAAAGGTTTCAATTGCTTTTTTAAGTGCTTCGTTTACCTCGCTCGGTCTTGGTTGGCTCAATGCAAACCCCTGGCGATATTTCAAATGCTTTATTAAAATCTCTTTTGCTTCTTCGTTAGACATATCTGTTAATTATCGTTGCTCCCATCCCACTTGCAAATGAGAATAGAACTCCCTCCAAGGAGTGGAAGTACAGTACACTCAACCAAAACGCCATACATAGCTCACAGGTAAAAGGCTTAACCTTGAACTTGTATGTGAAGTTTCTTACAAGAATTACTCCCATAGAGGCGAGTCCTAATATCTCAAATGTAAGGTTCATATTTTTTGAATTGTTTATTTGCTTTATATTTTATTTCGTTAATCACTTTGTCTATCTCATGCCTACTGATGCCGGTTGCTCTGCTGATGGATCGTGCTGATTTTGGTTTAATGTTCCTTCCGCCCTCTGAATACAGCTTCCATATTTTAGTATGGTACCAGTCATACTCTCGTAAGACGATGTCAATGCAGTAGTGAAGTATCTCGTTTCTGTAATCAACATCATGATCAGGTATTTCAAGTTTAGAACTGTCCAACATTGGCTCTTGTTTGAATAGTTTGTTGAACCTGGTATATTGACCGTAAGCCTGGTTAACCACGATGCGAATGACAAGCCCTTCCCAATATCCACTGTTGTATTTTTCATGTATCCATTCTTCATCCTTTTCGCAGATTATTAAAAACACCTCCTGATACAAATCATTCGCTTGGTGCTTCCCTATCTTCTCACAAACTTCCCTCAACCATTCGGCTTTGGTAAGCTCGTTTATGATGTCGGCTTTTTTGATATGTCAAAGTTCTTTTCAATTTCAATATCTATTCAAGAAGTTTTGCACAATAGTTGCACAGTCTTATCGTTGCAGATGCTGTAAACCTCAAAGCCTTGTTTCATGTATTTCTTGGCGTAGTAGATGACTTGCTTGTCATTCTCAAGTATGATGTGAACATACTCTCTACCCTTCCTGACTGTCAGCTCCATTAATCAACTCTAATATGGTTAACTCCTCTCTGTACACTTGTGGAATGTCTAGCCAATTCTCTACTCTCTTACATCCATTTATAACGCTTGAATGATCACGGTTAAAAATAGATCCTATCTTGACGGTGCTGAAATTCTTCCTATGCCTTAGATAATAGAACAAAGCGTGTCTGACGTTAACGATTGATCTGTCCCTCATTGGGCTTTTGAGTTCGTCTTCTGTTATACCGTACTCATTTAGGATACGACCGTATAACTCGTGACATCTTTCAACATTGTGTCCTTTGAGTTTGAGTATTTCATGCCTCATCTTGTGAATGGTCACTTGATACTCTCTTATTTGATTTCTGACTTTACGTTGGTAGTTGTCGTGTTGCTTTTCTAATCGTGTCAGCTTTTGCTTTGCTGCAATATACTCTGGGTAAAAATCTTTCATAGTTCTAAATAGTATGCCATACAGGCTGCTTTGTAAATAATTTCCTTGTCTAATTGTGAGCGTTTCTGTTTGTGTCCTCGCTCTCTTTTGAGTTTGTAAAACCAAATGTTCTGATTGTCGTTTATCATCTCCACTAATTGAGCCACTCGCTTTTCATCAATCTTTGGCTTGTCCTCTAATTCCTCCCAAGCCTTGCACAGAAAAGATGGAAACACTGCCGCCCTTTTTGTTCTGACATTATGCCAATTGCTTTTGGCTATCTCAAAGGCTGACATCTTCGGGCTATTGTCAACCGGTGCTTCTATTGCCATGTACTCCCGTGGTTTTAGTTTTAAAGTGTGAGAATTGTCTTTGATGTAGGCGTTCATTATATCGCTCACAAATTTGACGTTTAGTTGCTGTGGTTGCCTGATTGTGTACTTGCCAAGCAGATACTCTCTGAAGGCTTTGTCCATCGTTTCAATATCGCATCGTGCGAAGCCGTCTTGAATAAACTCAATGAACTCTTTTCCTTGTTGTGGTGGCTTTATGCCTCCTAATGAACAGAGCTTTTTTAATCGCTCCAATATCATCTCCTGATTAACATCCTGAATAAACATGATTACAATTCTAAGTATATTTTTTCTAATTGCTTAAATATCTCAAGTGCTATCTGTGGCACTATTGCGTTTCCATATCCTTTGATTGATTCTGCTCTCCACTTTGAAAAGGTAATTCCGTCCAGTTCGGTGGGAAGCCCATCATTTCTCCCACAAATCGGGGATTCAGATGGGAACGAGTTCCAAGTATGTGATTTATTTCCGAACCTAAATCGTCGCCTTTCCAATTCTCCGTTCTCCAATGCATTCTTTCGTCTGATGTTCTCGGTGTTGGTAGCATTCCCCTCTGATAAATGAACCCACTCTGAACCTCTTGAGCGAGTGTTCCACTGTTCCCGAACTTCTGTTCCTTCTTGCTTAGATTCTCTGTGTAGGCATCTGCTGAGCATGGAGTTTTTAATAGCAACGAACCAGACTCTGTCCCTTCGGTGCGGAGCGTTTTTGGCTGCAGCTGGAATAACAAACGGCTGTACTTCGTACCCTTCAGCTTCCAAGTCAAGACACACCTGCTCGAAAACCAATCCGTCATCAATACTAAGGATACCAGCGACGTTTTCAGCGATGACGAACGTGGGTTTAATTTCTTGTATTGCTCGAAGCATTTCGCCCCAGAGATAGCGTTCATCATCCGTTCCTTTTCTTTTCCCTGCCATTGAGAATGGTTGGCATGGGAATCCTCCTGTGAGAATGTCAATTTTGTTTGCATATTTTTTAAAATCTGTTTTACATATATCAATGTGTGAGTCAGCGTTTGGGAAGTGGTAGTCTAAAACCTTACGAGGAAATTCCATCCATTCACAGTGAAAGATGTTCTCCCATCCCATCCACTCAGCAGCTAAATCAAAGCCACCTAATCCACTAAATAAAGAACCGTGTTTCATAATGTCCAGTTATCTAATTCGTTTTGACTATCCGCATACGGTAGCTTTTCATCCTCGTATCTCCTTTGATTTAAATACGTTGTAAAGTTAGGTAAGTAATCTGTCTTTTGTGCGGCGATGTGATTCTTGAGAAACAATGGTAGGTGTTCCCTTATCTTTTCAAGCTCTTTCTTTTTTAACTTTGAAAACTTGGCGGCTGCATCTTTCTTGCTTCCTGGTTGTCTGCTTGATACTTTGCTGTAAATTTTCCAAACTTCCGCAAAAATATCTTCATTATCATTTTTATTTATATCTACATTTTCATTTTCATCTTCATTTTCCATATGTTTTTCATATGTTAAAGATGTGTTTTTCATATGTTTTTTAGTTTTACCCTTTCTGTTGTTAGCTCTACTCTCTGAATACTTCTTCCTTTTGTTGTACTCATTTCGCATTCTTTCATTGTAGTAGCCATTCTCATCTTTGGCAAATTTAGAATAGATATCTTCATCATATGTTGGACATATGTTT